GGGTGGTCCATTAGGTCCGGGTGGTCCATTTGGTCCATCAGCACCTGTAGCTCCTGTTGGTCCTGTAGCACCTGTTGGTCCAGTAGCACCAGTAACACCTGTTGGTCCGGGTGGTCCACCAGTTCCTGTATTTAGAGTGGTCTCTTTCCGAACGGCATTAAAAGGTAAACTTTTGAAATTTCTGTTATATCTGGTAGCCATAGGACATCAATAATAAAATTGGGGAGTTTGGCTAATGCCCCCACTCCCCGAGGGTTTGTATTCTATGAGCTAGCCAACTAAGCCATAGCGATACAGATTGCTCCGACGCCGGGTCGTACGATTTTCAAACCATATCTCATGGACATGTATGAACCTACGATTCCGAAACCGGGGTTAGCTTCTTCCACAGTTAGAGGTCTTCTCTCTACGTAAGCCATTGGCTTAACGGAAAGGTCGAAGATACCGAACCTGTCGGAAGGAACCCAAGCATTAACAATTACGTCTAGTCCGTATAAGCTACCTACAATACCTGTTCTTGCAGTGTCTGAAACTGGTGAACCAGCTTGCATTGCTGCGGTTGTTGGGTTGCCTACTCCACCAGTTCCTCCTTGTCCTGCTGTGAAAGCAGTTACGAAGTCACCAAGGTTTAATAAACTTTGGTAGTGTGCTGGGGATATGAACAAGTGTGATGCGTTATATCCGTGGGTTGCAATTCTGTCTATTCCTTGAACAACGTCTGACAAAGCGAACTCACCAGTACCGTCACCGGGGAGTGCTCCACCGGCAGCTTTGTAGTACATGTCACGAATCAATCTGTCGTCTGCTTCGTTTCCATATGAGTTCAATCTTGAACCTGTAGCGTCAATATCGGCAGCGACCATACCACTACCAAAAAATCCACCATATACGTTGCTTGAGAATGTTGTGATGTCTGACTCAGATGTGTTTGCGTTAATTGCGATGGTTCCAAGATTGGAATCTGCTGCGCCACCGAAGACAACCTTGACGACGTGGTCGGTCATGTGTCTGTCGACTGCTCTGCGTGCTTCATTTAAAGCCATCTCAACTTCGTTGAATCTTGAGTCTTCAATCATTCTTCGGGTTACACCAACTGCAATACCCCACTCTTTAACTGCTACTCTCTCGGAGCGTAGTTTTGTGTGTTGGTATTGAGGGGTGTTTCCCTCGTCTAGCATTTCCAGCTTCATGCTGGGTCTGTTAAAAGTAATATCAATATTACCTCCTGTGTCGGTAGTCATTGGGTCTGCAAAGTATTGCATGACTGGAAGGTCTGTAACCTTGTAGTCAATAATTGCATCTTTGTAGTCAATAAGTACACGTTCACCGAGTCCGCCATTAACGGAGCCAGTGTTCAAGGATGTTAGTATACCGGGAGTTGCGTCAACCATTTAAATCACCTTAGTTCCTCATCAAACATTTGACCAATCTGACATCAGTACCGCTGCCTGTTTCCAAGCATACTGCTACAGTTGTTCCTGAAGCTGCGATAGTTGAGTCGGTCCCTGTTACTAAAATACCTGCTGTGTGTACATCCAACAATTTACCTTCATCCATGGTTCCTGAAACTGCACAGTTCAATATAACTCCCTTTCCGGTTACAACACTTGCAATGTCATTTGCAGCTGCATCTGTTAATGCAATGCCTATAACATTGTGAGCATCTACGCCTGCGTGGTCAATTGCACCGTCGCCGTCCATCTCTACTGCACGACCTGCGGTTATTGCTGACCCAGCGGTGAAAGGTAATATACGAGCTGGAGCTCCACCATCGTTTACTAATACTTCTGTTGCCATTTTTAGTCACCTCTTAGTACTTCTTTGTCAAGAACGATTTTACCGTCTTGCCATTTTACTCCGAACTTTCTTTCGGTTTCATCTGGTTTAACTTCAGCATCTGCTTGAGTTTTACCTTTACCGAATGAACGTTCTACTTCTGCGGGCTCTGGCATTGCTGCTAAAGCGTCGCTAAATCCAGTCAATCTGGATTCATCCCATGCGGAGAGTTCCTCAACACGTGAATCTGAACCTTCCTCATTAAGAGTTCCGAGTAAGACTTCGCGGGAAATAACTGACTTTACAAGCTCGTTCTTTCTTGCGATTGCTTCTTCTTCTGCTCTCTTTTCCTCAGCTTCTTTAAACTCAGCAATCATTTTTTCAGCTGCTTTGTAAGCGTTTTGCTGTTCTTTGATTGTTGCTTGAGCTTCTTCAAGCTGTGATTTGAGGGAAGCGAATTCACGCTCGACAATTTCTTCTGCATCGGATTTTACATTAGTTTCTACTTGTTCTTCTGACATAGTTTCTACCTCTGTTGTCCCGTCTGTGCAACCACACGAATCTTCTTTGTCGCCACAACCACAGTCATGGTCCTCTTCAGATTCTTGAGGGGCACATTCTTCTTTTTTATCGATTGTGCATTCCTTGCAGACGGGGTCCATCTTTTCATTGTCTATGAATGAGACTTCCGTGGGACGTATGTTCGTGGCGAATGTATCGCCCATGACATCTATATCGTTTGAAAACCAATCGATACTGACATGTGTCATATCCCCGTCTTTCACTTTTTCCATTGCTTCTTGTCCACGATTATGTTTATTAGATATTGTTGCTAACATCTTAATCGCAGTCTTTCCATTATCCATCTCGATTACCTCAGGCTCAGTAGCCATGCCGATTAAATCCTCAGGCGTTCTTTGATGGTCAACATAAATAGGTAGTTCTATAAAAGAATCTACCGCTTTTGTTAATATACTAGGTTCTATGAAAACCTTTTGTTCTAATTCGTCCTCTTCATATTCATGAGGACCTGATGTAATGGCTATAACGGGGAAAGTTACGGTAGCTTCCCCATCATCTGCCTCGTTAAGTGTAATATTCGAACCTTCTTGCAAGTGTAATCCAAATGACCTGCGTTTAGGTTCTGCTGATGTGGTTCTACCAAACTCCCGCTCTACGCCATTTTCGTCTGCCCAGATGTTGCACATCTTAGCAGCTACTTCGTCATGGTCTTCAAGACCACGTTCTTTTAGCGATTTGCTAACATTTGTTACACATTTCTTATAACTCATGCTCTATCTCCTGATACGTTTGCGGAGGGTTTGTTACCTCTGTTTTGTGCTCTAGCGGATTCTTCTTTCTTATCGTTGTTTTTTCCACCAGAGATGTTTGCATTCTTATCACTCTGTTCTTTTTTGATTGGAGAAGCTTTAATATCTTCTGAAGTTTCCATATCAAGTTCTGTAACTCCTTCAGGGTCGAGCCCTCTCTCTTCTCTAACTTCACCGGGTGATAATACTCCTTCTGATAAATAAATCATATCAGTCTTAGCTTTAGTGAATGCGTCGTCAACATTAATCTGCCTGAACTTAAATTTAGCTTCGCCATTCTCTAATTGTGGCATTAGTTGTGCGTTCATAGCAGCTTCTACCATAGTTTGTAAATATCTTACATATGGTTCAAAAATTGGTCTTGCCTTGTCTGGGTCTGTCCACATTGTTTTAGGAACTTTTAACGCCATGTGTATTTTATCTAATAAATCATCTGTATATTTTCCATATTCAAATGCTCGTTGAGTTCCTTGTAGTTCTTTGATAACTATATCATTACCATGTATAATATCTTCACCGGGTTCTAAAGAGTTAAAGGCATCAACCACCTCATTAATCTTATCCGGTCCATAAGGCATATCAGGTAAACCACAAGATATATCAAATCTTGAAGTAGCATATTTATTTAATGCTGCACCTATATCTCTTTCTGCATAGTCTTTTAAGTCTACTAAATATAATATAGGGTGTATATCTGATAAACCATATGCATAGTCATCAAAAGGATTATTTTTTAGTTCTATAATTTCTTCTTCTTCGAAACGTATATTTTCTTTATCATCACCAACATCTTGATAATAATATAATATTTGTCCATGCTCATTTCGTTGGACATACATGTTCTGACTTGAACGTAGAACTAAATTATCTCCAGTCCATTCTAAATAAGATGTTCCAAAGATACGCGCATTACGTAACCAGTTATACATTGTGTTTTCGATATTGATATCTCTAAACATCTCTTCAACTGATTCACGTAAGTCATCATCGTCCGTTACAATATCATATTGGTCTTTAACTGCATAAAAACAAGGAAGGTCTACTAAACTTCTAACTAATGGGTCAGATAAATAAACATTCATATAAGTACGAGGACTACCAATGTGGTCTTCATATTTTTTGAATTTCATCCCATTTTGATTTTCTAATCTAATTCTTCTTATAACACCCTCTCCAAAAGAGCGCGGGTCATCTTCTTTTACGGGTGGATTGCTTCCAATTGAAGCAAAACGCCGCCTAATATTGTCTACGAACGACATGGCTATTTAATATTAATATTATATAGTATATAAAGCTTGTGTTGATTATACATTCAATCCGGGCTTTCTTAATGTATTTCGGCGTTGTTTTGTAGTAAAAAGACCTGTTCCACTATATCCTTGCCGTGTTCTTCTAGATGGATTCATTTTTGGAGTACTTTGACTAACTTTTGACCCTCCAAACGTTCCACCAGATGGTAACATTGACAAAGTAGCATAAATTCCAATTACACTACTATCACAATAATCGTCATGTTTACCTGAAGGTGCAGCAATCTTTTCAGTTTTATTTGCTACATCCATAGTATATTCTAAATCTATGTGTTCTCTTATCCATTTATGAATTAATTTTGCCGCATTTGGTTCCAAATTGTCTGGATTAGGGATTCTAACCCTACCTTGTTGTATAAAAGATTGATAATCTCTATACGCTTGGGTCTTACTACCCTTTGGACCACCTGTAAACACAAACGGTACAAAATGTATAGAAGCATTTATACACGCCATCCTAATATCTTGTTCAATAGCACCACCAATACCGGTAGCATCAATAACGACACGAGAAGCATCAAGAGATTTAGCAACGTCCATGATACGTTGACGTTGATATGGAATGTCGTGTCCACCAGTTCTAGCATTAATTTCTTCAATGTAGACAAGCCTTGCAATATTATTGCTTTCTCCCTTTTCCAATTGCCAACCAGAGATAACAGTAGAATTAACTGACTTCCCAATGTCAACACCAACAGTGATAGGTAAATTGCTTTTTCCTCCTTCGGCCAAGTTTTCGGCAGTAAGAACCTCATAATCATCACAACACGCTTTTATTTTTTCTGGATTGAATACATTCGCTACACTTTCAACAAATTCACATTCATATTCAGTTCTCCAATAGATAGAATCTTCTCCCCATTCTACCATTTTTTCTAACATCTCTTCTTCAGTATATGGGGCTGAATAAGCATCTCCCGGCTTCACTGCATCTCGCCAAGTAAAATGAAGTCTCGTAAACGATTCTGCATAGTTGTCATCATAAAGATATCTCCACATATGGTTATCTTTTGACTTTGGCGTACCTAAATTTATGAAGGGGGCCCTATTTGAAACTATCGCTGGTTCTACGTTATCTATAAACAATTTGTCGTCTATCAGTGGACTTTCGTCGACAATACAGAAAGTAGGGTGCTGTCCACGAATGGCCTGCCCCTGATTAGTTGGTGCTAATGGAGCACGCCTCATTACGGTCCCTCCTTTCATAGTAATGCTTGGTTTATTATGAAACCTATAATTGTCTACTAAACTATGTAAAACAGGGTTATCTGCTAAATGTCTGTATACATAATTAAAAATTAATGCTGCTTGGTCTTCAGAAGGAGCTAAAATAAATACTAAATCTCTAAATCGTTTGAAAAACATATAAATGACTACCGCTACTGACAAAGCGAATGATTTACCACTGCCTCGTGGAGCTAAGATAGCAACTTTCTTTTGTCTATCGTCTTTTCTTATAGTTAAAGTTTCTACTATTATTTCTTCTTGAAGAGGTCTTAATTTAAGAGGTCTTTGTTTTTGGTCAACTAAGTAAGATTGAGTGAAGGCTCTAACTAATTTAAGCATCTTGCCCTTATCTTGTCTAACCTTTTCGAATATATTCTCTAACTCTCTTGAATCATACGCGCTCTTGCCCGTCAGACTCTTTGTTAGGTTTCTCATTTCCTGTTTCATCTGTTAAATCTCCTAAAAAGCTTGCAAAGTCCTCAGTTCTTTTTTCAGAAAGGGTAGGGACTTCTATGTTTAACGCTCGGAATTCAGTATGTATGTCACGAACGATTTGATTTCTTTGTCGCAAGAGCTCTGTTCTGCGGTGTACATCCCGAAGATGTAAAGTAATTTCTTCCCACAACACGTCTTCAAGAGCAAGATTGCGTGCCAGAAGACGGACAAGCTCTTCATGCCTAGCATATTCGCTTTCTCCAACCCTCTGGCGTATTCGCTCTTCGTACTCTTCGACGTTCAAAGTGCTTTGCCATCATCAAGGGCTGATTTAACTTTAGACTTGACTAATGCTGCAAGTTCGTCGTCTTTCTCATCCCATGCTGTTACCAATACATTTCGAACTAAAGAGTCTTTTACATGCTTTTGTGCTGTTGCATCCAGCTTTTCAAAAGCCTTCATCTGTGCTTTGGTTAGATTCGTATCTAGTAAGCCCATTAATTCTGCTTCGTTATTCTTTAAGTATTTAAAAACTAACTCTTTTACTGCTGGTATAGTATAAGCAGCGTAACCACCTAAACCTAATACCAATGCAGCAAGTGCTGCTAATAATGGGTCGTCCATTAGTGCATCTAACATTCCAGATTCTTCTACAGTATCTAATATAGCAGTTAAGTTACCATCTTCAGCAGTATTATTATCTGCTGTCATGTTTGTGCTATTATCAGCTGTGTTATTACTTGTTTCATTCATATGTTGATATCTCCATATTGGGTTTGACCTCTTGGACACTTGCGAAAGCATTCCTCTGAGCCATGGCCCTAACGAGGTCGCCCTTAATAATTAGAACTTAGGAGTATATAAAGCTTACTAAAGGTTTGACTCTATCCAATCTTTAGTATCACTTAAAACTTTAATTTTATAACAATATGAGACAGTTTTCATTGAATCATCATCAATGCTACCGCTAGTCATTATGTTTGTTAAATTAGTATTGGCTAAGGTTATCTCCCCTGATATATGGGTTAGTAATTCTGATTTTGTTATAGCCATTATTTTTTCTTAAGCTTACCATCTTTACCACGATAAGCTTTCTCTCCTTTTTTAACTCTTCGTTTCTTCGGTTTCTTCCGAGGTACTCCATTCTTATTCTTTCTAACTACCATGTTACTTTTTCTTTTTAGAAGTTTTCTTTTTCTTGGGAGCCATTTTCTTAAACGTTTTTGCAAGGCGCGCTTGACGTTTTGTTTGTGCTGTAGCTTTAGAGCCTTTCTTTAAAACTTTATTAGCGTAAGCTTGAACAGACATTCCTGCTTTCTTTGCTTTAGCTGTAAAGGCGCCGGGGCGTTTAACTGCCCCCCCAATCCAATCCTTCTTTGTCTTTTTCTTAGTTGCCATTTAATCTCTATATTTATTATTTCGATGTTGTCTTTTACCGATATGGTGTCCGTGATGTTCTCTGCTTTCTATCTCGGACTCCGTTACGTCTCTTATCTGCTTCAATGCAGTTTCTTTAGATATAGCGTGTTTTTCTAGAGCGTGTGTCTTACCACCTACGTGACTGAACACTTTTTCTCCTTGTCCACTTTTCCTCATTGTGAGGGTTTTATCTATATTGTATTTTTTATTTTGACTTACCATAGTTACTCCTAATCTGAATTCTTCTCCGAACCGGGTAGATAATTTTTCTTGTCGGCTACGAAATCTGCATTAGGTGTAGACATTACGTCGCTACCATCCATATAGATTGGTTTACCTTTTGCTGCTTCAGACATTTTTTCTTCTGCCTCTTTGTAAGATGTGATAGGCTTACGATAGCTCATCTCATCTATTTCTGCTTTAGTAGGTTTGGGAAAATCTAACATCATGTCAGGGTTATTCCCATGGAAATGTTCTCCTTTAAGTTCTGTATCTTTAACCATTGTTCCTCCTTATACTAGTATATCCTTTAATCCAGTGTCTCCATTGATGTGATGTAGTACTTCTGTCGCTGGGACTTCCATAGCGTACCTCTCACCATTCTTTGGATTAAATCTGAGCACCTTAACCATCTGAATAGCTGGAACTTTTTCCTTTACTACCTTCTTTTTAGGTGCTACCTTTTTCTTAGACTCCACAGGAGCCTTACTCTTTTTTGTTGCTTTTTTCGCCATTACTTCTTACCTCCAGTCTTATGTTCATATTGTTGTTCATTAGCTTCTATCATTTGAGCTTGCTTCTGACTTGCGTCATTATAATCGATAACAGCTTGAGCTTTTACCTTATAGAACGCAGTCTTTTCAGCTTGTTCTTGTTTCCACACATCTAAAGCATCTTTAATAATAAGTAGTGCTGGACCACCTAAGATTGCTATTAAAGTTGTATATGCTTCGATGTTTTCAAGAACATCTGAGTTATTAAGTCCTGTGTGTATAACAAAACCTGCAAAGCCGACCCATAACAATACTAATGGGACAGCAATCATAAACATAAAAATGTCGTTGAAAGTTATTCCTTCTCCCTTTTCTTTACTCATTTTTGGTTTCTCCTTGATTACTTTCTTTTTCGTTACTGTCTTCATTATTTTCTTTTCTATAACCCACCAATAGGGTTTTATTAACATACGGCGCGTAAAAGTTAATATTACCATTGAGAGTAGTATTATACCTAATCCTCCCATTACTATTGCTATTAAAGTTAGTAGGTCTATCCATTCAATCACTCTTCCTCACCTTCGTAGTTTTCTTTGAAACTATCATTGACTTGTTCTCTAATCATTGCTTTCAAATCATCTACTTCGGAAATTATTTTACTTAACATGTTTACTAAAATAAGCATATTGGATGCTTTCATTCTTCCTCCTTTTCTAATACCCAAGCCCAATCTGCTAAATCACCTTCGGCCCAATTTGAAGAATATCCAACCCATTCATCTGTAAAATTTCCTTCACTATCTTCATATCCGTGATAGTTACCATCTCCATTATAATCTGCATAAAACTGTATATAATACATCCAGTAACCTTCGTAAATATCATTAAAGTTTTCTTCGAATGGTGTTTCAAATAACTCATCATATTTAAACCAATGATAATCTTCGTTCCATCCTGATATATTAAAGAATACTTTTGTGTAAACGTAGTTATCATAATAGACTTGGTTACCATCTCCGTCTGTGTCATTTGCATCAAGCAACACGTGCACTAAATCATAATACACTAATATAGGTAAAGGGTCGTCATCATCATCACAATTGGTATCAAAGTCCATATAGAAATCTGTGCTAGAGTTAGATGGTCTAGATATGTTTCCGTGAGATAAACCTTCCCAAGCATACATATCAGTATGGTTACAATGATTTTCTTCATATTCATACTCACAAGAACCATCATCGTCAGTGGCTTTATCATTATAGTTATTTGCATCTATATCCATACACCCATAAACTGTTTCGTTAGTTTGAGTTTCGTTAGTAGAACCATTAGGGTTTTGATTTAAAATATTACATCTCCCATTATCGTGTGTAGCTTGAGGGTCATAGTTAACCGCTTCAGGGTCTGTACAACCATATACTATAACTACAAAATTACAACTACCATCATCAAAGGTAGCTTTAGGGTTATAGTTAGTGGCGTTTGATTCTAAGCAGCCCCCGATGGGACCTTCATCATCTCCATTCATAAACTCATGAATAATAGACATATTGGCCCCCCCACTCAAAAGCGCTAATAGAATCACGGTGATTATAGTTCCTATTTTTCTACCTATTTGGGTTTCCCCAATCTTATCCGCAGCTTTGCCGATAGTTTCGAATAGCTTTTCCTCATCTTCATCTTGAGGTTTTCTTGGACCATTAATCCCTAATATCTCTCTTTCTTCTTCAGAGATTACGGAAATGGCTCCATAATCATCGCGCGCCATGTAATATTTTACACAGCGCGACTATTTAAAGATTACCCTCAATCAAAGTCAGGAAATTGATTCTGAGCCTCTACATCTATCATATCTTTAACAGACTGGCTTACATCCTCAAATTTACCACTATGTGTCTTTCTATACTTTTTAGCGGGTTCCCATTTAGGTATCTCTGCATCACAAGGACCTCCTTGAGATTTATGGAACGAACACCACTTACAAAGATTCTGAGGTACTTGCTCATATTTATCTTCGTATTCTTCACGCTCTGTTATGCAGTCGTGTACAAACTTAATAAGGTCTCGGGCTTCATCAAGCTCGCTCTGTGTAATCTTTACAAAAAAGGTATCATCAAAGCGTAGGTAGTTAACGCCTACAAAATTAGGCATCTCTCCCATCTCTAAAGTGTATAGGAAGGCATATATAATTAACTGTCTATAATATTCCTCTGGTAAGTAGGGCCCATAGCGTTTTGAAGTCTTGTAGTCAAGTAAAGTTGTACCACCATCAAAGTCGTTACATACAACATCAATAACACCAACTATAGCGTACTCTTTAGACTTAACCCACTTCTCAGCATACTTGGGAGCTACTGCATTCCAAGCTTGTTGCTTATTTCGGAATATCTTCCAGTCAACCATTTCACCTAGTTTCTTGTCGACGGAGTCGACGAAATTCTGTAACAGTGCTTCTGTTTCTTTGTACATGTTGTCCATTTCTTCAGAAGTATGCACTTCCCATAACCATTTATGTTTAGCTATCTTTTCTTCCCAACCTTTCTCGAATTGGTCTTGTATCCATATCTTAGGGTATCCCTTTTCCCATTGAGGTAAACTTCTAAACTTTCTTTTAAATAAATCTTCTAATACCTTATGCACTAACGTACCACGAAATAAATGTATAGTCTTTTTCTGAGGTAACTTAGCTATGTAGTTGTAATAGAATTCGCGGGGACACTTCATGTAGGTATTAATCTTAGAAGGGCTCAGCCTCATATGACTTGCTTTCCATTCAGTCATTATGGCACAACTCCGACTTCTTTTCAATAGGCTCCATTTCGTCTCCGGGGTCAGAAACGAACACCCTAACTTTGACATCCTTTACATTGCCGTAGTTATCTTTCTCGAGCTCTAAGCTCCATGGAGGCACATACCCTGTATCGCAATCACAGTTATGCCACCCATGTTCACAAACGCAGGTAGTCCACATTGTGGTCTTGCTGTCGCTAGTCTCCCGCGC